TCCGACTGGGCCGGAGCCTTCGAGGTCGAGGACTCCCGCGAGGGATGGGCTGACGCCCTCGTCGACCTGATCGACACGTTCATGAGCGACGGCGAAGTGAAGCACAAGGCCCGCGTCTACGACGTGTCCCGCGTGCGCTGCAAGGGCTCGCGCCTGAAGACGTTCGGCGGTACCGCCTCGGGCCCTGGCCCGTTCGCTCGGATGCTCCAGCAGGTCGCCGTCGTCCTGAACGGAGCGGTCGGTGAGCGCCACGTCGAGGTGGGTGACGGCTTCGGCTGGGGCTACGAGCACCTGACCCCGACCGAGGCCATGGAGATCGACCACGCCATCGCCGAGTGCGTCGTCTCGGGTGGCGTCCGACGCTCCGCCCGCATGGCCATCTGCAAGTGGGACGACCCGTTCATCGACGACTTCCTGGACTGCAAGAAGGACGGCTCGAAGCACTGGACGACGAACATCTCGGTCGAGATCGACGAGGACTTCCTCGGCTACCTCTCGGGCGGCAAGATCGACGACTTCGGTCCGGGCGGGAATGAGCTGGCGTACGCCGTCCACCGCAAGGTCGTCGAGGGGATGCTCCGCAACGGTGAGCCTGGCTACTGGAACTCGACCCACTCCAACGAGGGCGAGGTCGGCGAGGTCATCGCGACCAACCCGTGCGGAGAGATCGCGCTGGAGCCTGCCGAGAACTGCAACCTCGGGCACATCAACCTGGACCACTTCGCCCAGTCGGCGAGCGGCGCGAGGCTGGACCGCAAGGGCCTGCTCCGTGCTCACGAACTGATGACGCGCTTCCTGATCCGGGCCACCGAGGGTGACGTGACGGACGCCGAGCAGGCGGCCAAGCTCGCCCAGAACCGACGCATCGGCGTCGGCCACCTGGGAGTGCAGGGCTTCCTCGCGAAGCAGGGCATCGCCTACTCCAAGGCGCCGCACTCGTACGCGTTCCGCAACCTGCTCAACGACCTGTACGACACGGTCCGCGAGGAGGCTCGGGCCTACTCCTTCAAGCTCCGCATCCCGGAGCCCGTGAAGGTGACGACCGTGGCGCCGACCGGCTCGATCGCGAAGCTGCCCGGAGTGAGCGAGGGTATCCACCCGATCTACGCCCGGCACTTCATGCGTCGCGTCCGGTTCTCCATGCCCGACCCGGCGCAGGCCGCGACGGTTCAGGACTACGTGAACCAGGGCTACCTCGTCGAGAAGTGCGTGTACGACCAGAGCGGCAACACGATGGTCGTCGCCTTCCCGACCAAGGAGAAGCTGGTCGCCGAGGTCGAGGAGCTGGGGTACCCGGCAGACATCGTCGAGTCGGCGGACGAGATCAGCCTGTACGACATGCTCAACTTCCAGGCCATGTACCAGGCCGAGTACGCCGACAACGCGGTCAGCTTCACGGTGAACTTCCCCGAGGGCAAGTACTCCACGGACGAGGCGGCCGACATCATCCAGGCGTTCCTGCCGGAGCTGAAGGGCACGACCCTGATGCCGGACGGGACGCGCGAGCAGGCTCCCTACAAGCGGATCACCGAGGAGGAGTTCAACACCTACGCCGTGACCTCGATCGAGGACAGTACGGACGAGGACTGCACCACGGGCGCCTGCCCCGTGCGGTAATCTCGACTCAGCGCCCACGGATCAACGCCCTCACCTCTCCCGGGTTGAGGATGTGACCGCGAAGCCCCTCACCCTTCTTGGGTGGGGGGTTTTTCGTCGTCTCTGGCGTAGGTTCCCATGCCCGGCTCCGCCCACAGCGTGCCGTCCTCGATCAGAGAGACGAGTGCCTTGCGCATGGTGCTGGTGGACACCTCGAACTCGGCAGCCAGGTCGACAGTGGACGGGATCGCCTCGCCGGCCGGGTAGTGGCCGGAGTCCACCCTCTCCCTCACGATCCGGGCCACCTGTGGCCACACGGAACGGCGCCTGTCGATCTCGATCTCCATGCGCTGGACCGTACGACGGTGCACCATGCTGCGCGACCGGGGAATGGTGCACAATGGGTCGCTACGGCCCGCCATGGCGCGCTACGCTGAACGCATGGAGCGATGCTGCAACTACTGCTGGCTGATGAAGCTGAAGCTGACCATCGTCGTCGCCGTCGAGCGGGTGTCGGGGCCGCCCTTCCTTCAGTGGGCGTGCGACGGGTGCATGGCGAGCCGTGGACTGAAGCGGGTGCTGTGACTACGGCCGTCAAGAAGTGGTACCCGAACGCCGAGCAGGCGGACTGGGGCCCTGAGTGCCGGTTCGATCTGCACTCGATCTGTGCGGGGAACGTCGACCTGTACGTGGACGGGGTTCGCTACATCGCCCAGAGGTGCCGGTGCCCCTGTCACCCGAGAGGCGTGCGGCGATCGGACTGGCCGCACACCACCTGAGACCGACCCCTGGCTCGTTGCCCCCGTGCGAGCTGGGGGTCTTACTTTTTCCTCACGTTCGGGAATGTGTTCGAGGGTGGATGTCGTTGAAACCGGTACATCTACAGGCGAAGACTGACGAACGAAGACGAAACGAAGGGGATTCTTGGTTTTGACCTGCCGATACTTGATCTCGAAGATCATTAACATGGGAGACGGTGGTGAAGGGCAGTGGGTGTACGGCTACGTGTGCGGCAAGCCGACGCTCGACAAGCAGACCTCAGCATGCGAAGACCACGTCCGACCTCGGTACTCCCCTTTCCCGGCGAGCACCAGGCGACGTACCCACAAGCAGTAAAACTCGAACGAGATGGTGAGCTTGTGGGTACACTCTCCGGCGTGATGAATCGAGGGGGGCCCACCGTACGGGCCAGCATCTACGTCCGGATCAGTCAGGATGTCACAGGGGATGAACTTGGCGTCGCCCGCCAAGAGGAGCAGTGCCGGAAGCTGTGCGCTCAGCTCGGCATGGAAGTGCGTGAGGTGTGGGTCGACAACGACCTGAGCGCCACCAAGAAGAACGTCGTCCGTCCAGACTTCGAGGCCCTGCTCGCGAGCAAGCCCGAGGCGATCGTCTGCTGGCACACCGACCGGCTCATCCGCGTCACGCGGGACCTGGAGCGGGTGATCGAGCTCGGGGTCAACGTCCACGCCGTGATGGCTGGACACCTGGACCTGTCGACGCCTGCGGGTCGAGCTGTCGCCCGCACGGTGACGGCCTGGGCCACGTACGAGGGTGAGCAGAAGGCCGAGCGGCAGAAGCTGGCCAACATCCAGGCAGCTCGGGCCGGCAAGCCGTACACCGCAGGCATCCGCCCCTTCGGGTACGGCGACGACCACATGACGGTCATCGAGGAGGAGGCTGCGGCCATCCGCGACGGCGCACAGATGGTGCTGGCGGGTGAGTCTCTGTCTGCCGTGGCTCGGAAGTGGACGGAGGCGGGTCTCCAGTCTCCTCGCAGTCTCGTTCGGGAGGCCAAGGGCTGGACCCTGCGCGGCGTGAAGAAGGTGCTGACGTCTCCGCGCTACGTGGGGCAGTCGACCTACCACGGCGAGGTGATGGGCAAGGGTCAGTGGCCCGCGATACTCGACGAGGACACCTTTTACGGTGCCGTGGCCATCCTGAACAACCCGGAGCGGTTCTCGGGTGGCAAGCGGACGGGTCGGGTGCCTGGAACTCTGCTCTCGGGCATCGCTCTGTGCGGGGAGTGTGGCGAGACGGTCGCCGGACGTGGATACCGAGGCGTCCTGGTCTACGGATGCAAGGGGACGCACACTCGGACCCCTCGGAGCATCGCTGACGCCCGAGCGGGCACCTCGACCCTCGCTCGGCTCATGTTCCCCGACTTCCTGGGCCAGATCCTGGGCTCTGAGCAGGCGCAGGACGGCCAGTCGGCAGCGTCTCTGCACTCGGAGGCCCAGACGCTGCGCGAGCGCCTTGACGGGCTGGCTACGGCTTACGCGGAGGGTGCGATCAGCCTGTCGCAGATGACGGCCGGCTCGTCGGCCATTCAGAAGAAGCTCGAAGCCGTTGAGGCTGAGCTGGTGGGGTCGGCTGGTCTTCCGCCGTTCGATCCGGTGGCTGGAGTGGCCGGTCTCATCAAGGGGTGGCCCGACAGTCCGCTCTCGACGCGTCGAGCGTGGGTGGACTTCTGTCTGGTGGTCACCTTGAACCCGGCGAAGGGTCGGCACGCGAAGAACATGACCACGGACGATCATGTGACGGTCGAGTGGCGTGACGTGAGCGAGTAGCAGGTACGACGAAGCCCCGGCTACCCCCTTTCGGGGGTACCGGGGCCTTGTCTTGCGTCAGTTGTGGTGGCCGCTCTCCAGGAGGTCGATCTGCTCCAGCGCATCCTCGTACCGGCCAGCCTCCTGCATCAGGAGGAGGCGGAGGTCGGCGAGCTTGGCCTGCGCCCACTTCGGGAGCCGGGCCTCTCGCTCGGAGCTCATGAGCGTCGGGTACCGCTGGATCAGGAACTCAGGCCGTGTCGTCACGGCGCCACTCGCCCGTTCTTGACGAAGGCGGCGTGCGTGATGGGCATGTGAGCTGCGAACAGCTCTTCCATCTGCTCGGCGACCATCTCGATCTCCCGTTGCGGGAACGAGGGGAAGGTCGAGCCCTCGCTGATGGTGCGCAGGGACAGGAAGTGCATCAGTGAGCGGGCGTTGCAGGTGGCGAAGTACGAGGTGAAGATGCCCACCGGCAGGACCATGCGGGCCACCTCCTTCGCGATACCCTCGTTCAGCATGCGGGCGTAGTCGTTGAAGGACTCCTCGTAGGCCGCTCGGATGACGTGCGAGACGACCGCCTTCTGACGCTCGTTGCCGGGCTCGAAGGTGTAGGCGCCGGGCTTGCCGACCTGTACCAGGTTACGGTTCTCGCCGGGGAGGTAGAACGCGGGCTTCAGCTCGGTGTAGCGCCCGCTCTCCTCGTTGTACGACCAGCCGGCGCGGTGACGGAAGTGCTCGCGGGCCACGAAGATCGGGGCCTCGATCAGGAAGGTGAAGCTGGTGTGCTCGAAGGGGCTGCCGTGTCGGTCCCGCATCAGGAAGTTGATCAGGCCAGGCGCGGAGTCCTCCAGCTTGGCCGAGGCGGACCCGATCGTGCTGACTCGGGCTGCCATCGTCACGTCGTAGTCCATGGCGCTGGCCTTCATGAGCGTCACGCTCACGTCGGACCGGAAGGTGACGTCAGTCACGGGGTGGGGACCTCCTCTTCGTCGTACATGTAGAGCTCGTTGACGTGGTGCACCTTGGTGCCGTACTTCCCCTCCAGGCGGGCGAGTTCTTGGCGGAGGCGGTCAGCCTCCCGACTCAGGCCGAGGCCGGTGTGGAACACACGCTTCGGCTGCCTGCCTCGCAGCTTGGCGAAGGCCATGACCCCGTGCAGGGTGAAGACGTTGCTGCGGTTGAACTCGGGGTAGATGCGGGCCTGGTGGAATCCGTACACGATCAGGATGTCGTCCTCGTTGACCGGCTCAAGCGGTCCGATGTTCAGCGCCACTTACACACCCTCCCCGAGGTGAGTCAGGGCCTCATGCAGGGCCTTGACGGTGATGGTCTCCTTCTTGTCGCGAGCGGCGTGCTCCTCGCGGAGTGCCTGGTGCTCGTTGACGAGCTGCTTCACACCTTCGAGCACGCGAGCCATGTTCCGGGGGCTCCAGACGTTGCCGTCCAGTGGGCGGATGAAGGCGGTGCTGAGTGGCACGCCCACCACCTTCGCGATCTCGGCCACGATGTGCCGGGCCTCCCCGCCCTGCTCGTTCTGCCGGTACGCCGCGTCGCAGTGTCCTGCGCGGCACACCTCAACCTCACGGACGATGTCGGCGAGGTCGCCGGCCAGTCCACCCACCTTGGGCGCCGGCTCAGCTACCAGGTGCTCGATCTGGGCCGCCTTCATGATGTCCATCGGTCCCTCGAACACGATCGAGCTGGCCTTGATGGCGTCGATGTCCAGCTCGCCCCCGCGCCTCGTCTCCTCCGCGATGCGCTGGCCCTCCTCGACCCAGTTCCATCCGCTACTCACTTCGCTACCTCCTTGGTCGTGCTCAACTTGCTCTGCTTGGGGCAGTGGAAGAACTCCCGGTGCCCCTTCTCCGGGCATGCGCCGATCGCGGATCGGATGCTGTCGGTGCACTCGCAGACTCCGCGCGGCTTCTCCCACCGTGGACTCACGCGGTGATCCGGTTCTCGTACGAGGCTCGGGACTCTGCCGTCAGGTGCCAGCCTCCGACCTCGCACTCGTAGACGCGGTGCTCGATCTTCAGTCCACGCCTGGTGCCCAGGGCGTCACCGCGACGGCCTCGCTTGGCCTGCGCCTTGCCGAGCGCCTTCTCCGCGTTGTGTCGGGTCATGAAGTCTCGCTTGTTGCCGCACTCGCACGGCCTCCAGTCGCAGGTCACAGCTCGTTTACTCCCTTCGCGGCGCCTGCCTTCGCGGGCGCCTTCTTCTTGGCCTTCAGGGTCGGGTCATCCTTGACGAACTTGTCACAGTTACACGTCTCCAGGTGGCACTTGCCACGGCTTGCACCGTCGATGGCGTGCGTCCAAGGGGCGTGTCCACACTCGGGGTTCCAGCAGTAGCCGGGCCACCCGTCCTTCTTGCCGTCGTGGTTGGCGAGCATGATCCCCGACGACGTCAGGGGTACTACCTTGCCGGTGCCGCCGAAGCTCATCTTCTTGGCGAAGGTCTCCGCCTCAGCGACGGCGCCGAAGGGGCCGAAGTTCAGGCCCTTGCTGCCGTCCGCCCAGGTGTGCACCATCACGAACAGGTCCCGCATCTGGAGCATGTCCCCGACCTCCTTGATCACAGCCTTGGCCAGTTGCTCCGGGCTGTCGAAGGTGGGGTCTTCCAGGATGTCGACCACCTTCTTGATCTCGTGGGCTCGGGGGGTGATCCTCAACGCTCGTCCTCGGGGACGTCGTCCTCGTCGACCACTTCCATCCACGCGTCCACGTACTCCCAGACCGCGTTCTCCAGGATGGAGTCGGCCTCCTTCGAGTCAGCACCCTCGGGGTCGTAGTCGTCGGGGACTTCGTGGTACTCAGTCCTCTCGCTGTTGATGTACGGGCCGGAGATCCCGATCTTCAGGTACTTCACTCGCCGGCCTCCTCGATCAGCCGGGCGAGGCGAGCCATCACGAAGCCGTACTGCTCGGCGTCAGCCTCGTCCTGCTCGGTGCGGCGGGAGTCGTAGCTGTACCAGTCGGTGACCTCGCCCTCCTCGTCCTTGAACTCAGCCAGCTCCTCCTCGCGCTGGACCTGGAGCTCGTCGTACTCCTTGACGATCTGCTTGATCTCCTCGATCAGGCTCACTTACACATCCTCCTCGGTGATGACCCGCACTCCCCAGCGCCGGGTGTTGACGTAAGCGATCATGTTCTGGGTCGCCGTCTTGCTTGGGCTGTACCAGTCGCCACCCTGCTTGAACAGGGGCGTGTCCCGCTTGTCCTGGATCTCGATCTCCGTACCGTCAGGCAGTTCGTCGAGCTCTCGGATCGTTCTGATTGTCACAGTAGCACTCCCAGTCACAGTTGCACAAGTTCGGCGACGCCGTGCAGCTTGGTGTGCAGGTCACTCACCGACCCGTCGTTGACCAGGACGTGATCGAAGGGCCAGTCGTCGAGCGCGGTCTCGCTGACGTGCGCTCGGCCGTACTTGTCCTTGGTCGGGCCGACGTTGGGCCGGTTCACCCGGATCATCACGCCGCCCCGCTTGGCGATGGCCTCCGCCTCGTTGGGGAAGCGCACGTCAGTGACCACCAGGCCCAGCGCGTCATGGTGTGAGGCGAACAGGGCCTCCACCCACACGTCATCGCCGAGCACGCGCCGGCCAGCCTCCGTACCCGTGCGCTGGAGCAGGGACCGGACCTCGGGATACGTCGTCTTGGCGTAGTCCCACCCGACTCGGTCGACCAGCGTCCGCAGGCGCAGGTTCCCGGCACCGTAGTGCCCAGGTATCAGGGGGTTCACCGCGTACAGGAACTCACGCAGCTTGTCTGCGTAGGCTGCCTGCCTCCAGCCCCTCTCGATCAGGGCGTTGGCCGCCTCGTTCTTGCCGGACCTGGCGTAGCCGCTCAGTCCGACGATCAACTCAGGCACTCGACTCCTCCTTGGAGTTCAGGTTCAGGTACTTCTCGCGGATGCGGTCGGCGATCAGGTCACCGACGTACGGACTGAACAGGGAACCCAGCGGGTTCGGGTCGGGGAACTCGTCCTTGATCAGCTCGATGATCTCTCGACCAACGGCGCCGACCAGCTTGTCGAGCTCGTCGGAGAGGGTGTCGTACTCCCCGCCGTACCACTTGTCGTACTGCTGGTGGATGTCAGCTCGGGCCCCCGCCACATCGGGGAGGTAGGCCCAGTTGCCCAGCTCGTCCCGCTTCCATGTCACAGTAGCACACCTGCCGCCTCGGCCAGCTCCTCGGGAGTGAACTCGAAGACCGGCTCGCCGTTCGGGTACCGCGCCTCCAGGTGGGACAGCTTCACGCACAGCTTGTTCCCGCAGGTCGGGACGATGCGCGCACCCTCCGGGATGGGCCCGTGAGCCAGGCGCCAGGCCGCTCGGCCAGCAGTCTCAGGCGTGGTGTCCAAGCACACCTGGCCGTAGCCGGAGTTCTTGATCACGCCACCCTCCCACCACCAGTGCTCACCCTCCTTGCGCACCAGGCCGTAGAACCTCTGCTCTTCGGTGCCGTTCCCGAGCTTCTTGGCCGGGGCCTTGTCGGCAGCCGGGGTGTACGGGCGGATCGGGCGGTCCGCGTCAACGTGACCCCACCGCAGGAGGCGAGTCTGGTGTGCGGAGCACAGCTCGGCGGTGCCGGTACGGTCTCGGTCGCACCTCTCGCCCTTGCTGTTCACGACGCTGCACTTCACTGGGTGTCTCCCATCATCATGGCTTGGCTCATCAGCGCGTGGGCAGCCATCCCACACGGACCTCCTCCCGGAGGTTTCGCCTTGTCACACATGCACAGGTCAGGACGATTCGGTGAAGCCGTCGAAGCAGAAGACGTACGAGGTGTCGCCGACCTTGGCGTAGCACAGGCGGTGTCCCCACACGGTGCCCCAGTACTCCCGCTTCAGGGCCTTGTTCTTCTTGGCCCACGCCTGGCGCTTGGCCGGGTCGTTCAGCTTCGGGTTCAGGTACGTCACGTTGCCAGCACGGTCGACGTAGTACGAGTACCCCTTGCCGTTGCCTCGCTTGGCTGCATCCCAGTAGCAGTTGCGGTCGTCGTAGTCATCGGCGCACGGCTTGGTCGGGACGTGGAAGACGGGCACGTACTTCACCTTGGCGGGCAGGGTTACCGGTCGGGGCGTCTCGGAGGCCGAGGCCGGCGAGTTCCAGGTCAGGGAGCCCAGCAGTGCGAGGGCGAGGAACGTCAGGACGTAGCGGGCTGCGGTCTTCATCGGGTGTCTCCTCAAGGGTGAGTTCGCCCTCGATCGGGCGAGGCTTCGGGGTCATGCGGTACTTGTAGGCGATCAGCTCGGGCATCTCGCCCGGCTCGACCACTCGGTTGATCCACGCGGTGTGGCACACCATGGCCAGCAGGTGGATCGCCATCTTGATCATCTCGCTGTACGAGAGGCCGGTCCGGCGCAGGATCATCACGTCCTGCGCCAGGCTCCGGTCCACCCGTGCACTCAACTGGCGAGGCATGTCGGTCACGTCGCGACCAGCTCCTCGATCATGGAGTCGGCGAACTCGGTGACCCCGCCCTCCTGGGTGAGGTAGCCAGCGTGGATCAGCTCGTTGGCCGTCCGTCCGTACGATCCCTGGAGGGTCCAGGCCATGCCGCTCTTGACCAGCAGGGCGAACAGCTCCAGCGTCTCCCTCGCGTCGAGCATCCCCTCTTCGTAGGTGATCAGGTCGATCGCGAGATCCTTCATGCGGCTCACTTGCTGGCCTCCTCGATCTCGTCGAGCAGGGCGGAGGCGAGGCGGAAGCCGATCGAGCTGAGCGCCAGTCGAGCGCGGCCCTCCATCGTGTCGTCGGTCGGCTCCCCGTGGTCGGAGAGGTCTTCCCGGTAGGCGCACAGGTCGACGAACTGGCGCCACATCTCATGGGTGTAGACGCTCGGGGCGCTGTCGCTCACCTCGTCCTGGATGCGCTCGCGCTCGTCCTGCACGATGTCCAGGAGCTGGCTCTCGCCACCGTCCCAGTAGTACGAGACCTTCTCGGTCACGTCGTCACGGATCGAGGCCAGGAAGTCGGCGCCGTCACTGACGTGCGAGTCGGGCTCGGTCACGTCTGCGATGCGGGCCAGCTTCAGCGGGCCGTACTGCTCGATCTGCTCGATGATGTTGGGCATCTCTGCTACACCTTCACACTTGGGTTGGCTCATCAGGACCCGAGATCCGCTCGGGCCGACCCCCTCCTCGGGGGTTTCGCCTTGGTGTGGTAGTCACAGTATCACTCTCGCGACACTTGCACAACTGGTTCAGCCGTAGCGGACCTCGTCGAAGCAAGCGACCTGGACGATGATGTCCGCCGTGCCAGCGTCGATGTCGCCGGTCTCGATCCCATCCTTCTCGGACCTCTCCTGCCAGGAGTCCAGGATGTAGCCGTGGTACTCACGGTTCACGTACTCCTGGTCCAGGTCGAGGAGTCTGGCGTACGCAGACTGGATGTCGTGCACGCTCAGGTAGTGCACCTCGTCGACCTCGCGCTCCTCACCGAAGCGGGAGTCGGCAGGCTGGCCCTCGACGATGGTGTACTGCTTGCCCTCGGGCAGGCCGGCGAACTCCTCGTCGGTCGGCTCCGTGGCCCAGTAGGTGATGCCTCCGTACGCTGCGGTGTCGATGATGTCCTGCACCCGCTCGGGGGTGACGAACTTCTTGATCGTGTCGATGCTGGGCACTGTCGGACTCCTCGGTCTCAGGCGTTGGCGGTGATGCGGACGACAGCCGGGCTGCCCTCGTACTTGTTCTGACGAACCGTCTTGCGAGCCAGGGTGGTGGCCTTGTCCTTGCGCTTCGAGTCGCGGACGTTCAGGTCGTGGGTGCGGAACTTGGGGGTCACTGTGGTTCTCCTTGGGTCACGGCAGGCTCATCAGGAGCGGGATGCCACCCCGCCCGACCCCCTCTCAGGGGTTTCGCCTCGGGTCAGTTCAGGTTCAGCAGGCCGAGCAGTTCCTCGGTCGTGACGATCGCGAGCTTCACCTCCTTGGTGAAGGGGGCCTCGACCTTGGGCTCGGGCTCCTCGATCAGCTCGGGCACCGGCTTGCCGTCCAGCTCCAGGACGTACGCCTCGTAGTCCTCGATCGAACCGTGCTCGTCATCCACGTCGTAGTCACCCTCGGCGTGCCCCTCCAGGAAGGTCATCGCCGCACGCTTGTGGCCACCGACCATCAGCGCCTCGGCCAGGCGGTTCGCCTCGGTGCAGGTGAAGTGACCACCCACACCCGACGCGGTCATGCCGTCGCCGAGGATGTCGGCGAACACGCTGAGCGCGGAGTACACATCCTCGATCTCCTCCTCGGTGTCGCGCGGGTCGTCTTCCGTCTCGACCTCGACGAGGTACCCGTACGACTCGTCCCAGTGGGCGCCGACCTCCGGGGTCTGCCCCGGCTTCAGTCCGTTGCCGCAGGTCTGGCACTTGTACGGGCCGACCGTCAGGGGGTAGAGGATCGGGCCGTTGTCGTCCAGGCACCGCACCACGTTGCTCGGGATCTTCATCTGCTACACCTTCACACTCACGGCTGCCATCATCAGGAGGTAGGCGCCACCCCACCCCGACCCCTTTCGGGGTTTCGGCTTGTCCCACTTGCACACTCAGGCCACGAACAGTTCGAGCTGGTCGGGGTTGTAGCCGAGCACGTTCCACCGGTAGACCTCGGTCGCCCGCTCCAGGAAGTAGGCGTCCCGTGCCTCGCGGTACTCCTCCTCCACCACCTCCCAGTCGACGTCCTCCGAGCGGCACCAGCTCTGCCGGTGGGTGTTGTCCTCGTCCTGGTAGTAGAGCTCCGCGATTGCGCCGTCCTCTGCACAGGTGTCGACGAGGGTGTACTCACGCTGGGCGTTCTCGACTGCCTCCTTCAGCGTCTTCTCGAACGCCTCCCACTCACGCTCGGAGTAGTCCGAGTCGTCGAGGATCGCGCCGCCGTCCCGCAGATACAGGGCCAGCTCGGTCGCTTCGATGAACGCGGGGGTGAACGTCTGCTCCTCGGGGAGGCACCGCTCACCGTCGCACTCGACGAGGCAGAAGTTCTGGCAGTGCCACGACTCCTCGTCCTCGTCGCACCCGTCCTCGTGCTCGAAGTAGGGGTCGCACTCGCACTCCTCCTCGAAGGTCTCGTAGACCTGGACGTAGATCGTCCGGAGGGAGCCGCAGGCCCAGTGTCGGGACGTCCCGTCGATGACGTGCTCGTCCGCGTCGTCACCCGCCGCACCCCTGATCAGGTCCAGGGCGGTCAGGTAGTTGGACTCCTCCAGGAGGTCGTCGCCGTACTCGGCCCAGTGGAACACCGCACCGTGCGTCTCGAAGAGGCGGTCGTCCCAGAACATCGCGTCACTCGGGCGGGCCAGCGCCTCTTCGGCCGCCTTCTCCAGGGTCTCCCTGTCCAGTTCCATGATCTCTCCTCAGTGGCTGCTCGTCAGGAGGCAGGTACCGCCCTGCCCCGACCCAGACCGGACCTGAGTGCAGGCCGGCTGGGTTTCGCATGTGAGGTGCACACCCCCCGCCCCGCTTCTCGGGTAAGGGCGGTGGTGTGCAGAGTTGGGTCAGCCGAAGCTGACTTCCCTCCTGAAGAACCCAGGCTCCCCGGTGCTGTCCTCGCGGTTACGCCGCGCGTCCAGCAACACCTGTGCTCCCCGTAATACCTTCATGTGGATGCCCTTTCGGACTCAGCGATGGACCTTGCATTTTTGGCTGGCTCATCAGGAGCCGGGAACCGCCCCGGCCCGACCGGCTCTCGCCGGTTTCGCCTTCACTCGTAATGCGAGGCCGCGATCTCGTCCGCCCTTCTCAGGACTTCTCGCCGCTCGTGCTGCTCCAGCTCCGCCAGGAGCTCTGCCAGCTCCTCGACCGTGTACTCCGGAGTGATGCTGTACCCGTCCACTTGCTTCCCTCTCGTTCGCTGTCGCTACAGTATCACACTTGCGCAGGTTGCACAATCACAGCGCCATGAAGACCACGTCAGGCTGACCGGGCGTCCAGTTGGCGACGCGCTCGGTCTCGACGAAACCGAACCGCTTGTAGTACTCCGGCAGGAACCCGTCGAAGCAGTCCAGACGCTTCGCGCCCTTGTGCGTCACCGCGTCCCAGACCAGGTCTTCACCGCGACCCTTGACGGTGCTGAACAGACCGATCAGCGTGCCGTCCTGGTGCACACCGAACCCCGACTGGAAGTCGCTGGTCAGGTAGTACCTCGAACCGCGAGGCATCTCCTCGGGCTTGCTGGTCGCCTCGGCGATCCGCTCGTTGCCACTCCTCGCCCAGTCAAGGGCGGCGGTGTACTCGTCCCAGGATGCGGGGTGTACGTACGTCGTCATCATCATCTCCCGATGGGTGAGCAGGCTGGCTCATCAGCGGTCGGCTACCAGCCGGCCGGACCCCCGGAGGGGTTTCGCCTTCAGCTCGTCCTTCTCACCGGCCGCCGAACCGGGCAGCCAGGGCACGAAGGTCGTTGCGCAGCAGGCCCTTCAGGACGCTCTCCTGGGGAGTCTGGCGGGCGAGCTGGTTCAGGTTCACGGACTCACCCTTGCGGAGCTGGATGCTCATGATGTCTCCCTCGATTCGAGCAGGCTGGCTCATCAGCGACCAGGAACCACCTGGCCGGACCCCTTTCGGGGTTTCGC